GTGTGAGCGTAACGCTGACCAACAGGAGAAGCACCAACATTTACAGTAATAGTGGTGCTAGTTCTTGCCTTAACCGCAAGAACTTTATCATATGCAGTTGTATTGCCCTTATCAGGATAAGCAATTTCACGATCATTACCATCATCTGCACAAGTAAATGTGATGGAATCACGCTCCAATGCAACCAAAGAAGATGTTGTAAGGGAGTTGGTTCCAATAGTCAGAACAAGATCGCCTGTTGCAGGATCATAAGTTGCTCCAGATGGAGTAAATGTGGTATATGTATTGTTGTTAGAATCAGTTAAGGTCGAATCGGTGAACTGAGTCAAACCATGACTACCCTGAACAGTCCAGAGAACATTATTAATAATATATTGAAGAATCTCTTTGACCTTATCATATGCCCAAACAGTTTCTGTAACTTCAGTATCAACATGACTGATTGTAATAGGATTAGCAGTTCTATCAACATAGAGAGCAGAAGCATCCCACATGTGACTGTTAGAACCATTACGCATATCTTCAGCAATAGCATCTAAGATATCGCGAATATCATCTTCACAATTTACGTTACCACCAGGAATAACCAAAGAAGAATATTGCTGTGTTAACAAGTATACTGCTTCTTTAGCAATAAAGTCTTTGTTAGCAACAATCAGATTTGCAGCATCATAATATCTGTGAGTCTTGCCATCAAATCCAGTGACAGGAGCAGTTCGATTGTTTGCATTATAAGTTGCAAGAATTGCATCATTATTAAACTCTTCATCATTGGTCAGTGACTCGCCACCAGACCAATCTTCAGTATAAGTTTGAGCATCAGCACCATCAAGGTGGAGGAGAAGTTTGGTGTTTGCATCCCCCTGGAATATACCTGTGGGAGCGGTGAATGCTGCTGGATAACGACCAGTAGTAGAAACTCTAACTTCGTCAATATGTCCGTTAAAGTAGTCGCCAGGAACAACTGTTGCACCGATTCTGATTGGTTTTGTAGTACCATAATTGTTCGAGTCAGAATAATTACTTCCATCTTGAACACCACCAACAAACATCTTGGTGACCGAACTTGTTCTAGAAACAGTGACATGATACCAAGTATTTGCGGCAAGAGTTGCTGTGCCAGTAATCGCAACAGAACCATTTACGAAATACTTCAGATTTGCACCATCCAAGTAAAGGTATGGAGAAACTTCAGTTCCAGTAGTTCTAAAGTCAATAATTGCTTTAGCACCACTTACGTTTGCTGGGCGAATCCAAGCTTCAATAGTAAAGTCAGCAGTACCAAGTCCAAGTTCAGTAGAGGTTGGAATAGACAAATAATCTCCCGTGCCATCTAAAAGCAGTGAAGATACACCAAATTGTTTTTGAGCAGTATCTAACTGAGCATCAGCGTTGAAAGTGATATCAAAATAATCTTCACCAGTAGACTTACATCTGCCAATCTTACCGAGATATATTGTACTAGTTGCTTGATTAAATCCAACAACATATGCTTTAGTATCTAAAGTTCTAATTACATGTCCTTCGGCAAAGAATCCAGAACCAACAGAATCCGTAAAGGTTAATTTTCTAACATTAATTTCATCAGAAGTTCCAAAAATACCACCTACTTCATTACTATATTCAAGTTTGTAATTTCTGATAAATTCATCATCATCAAGATCACCTGATTCGTTGTCATACACAATAATATTATTACTAATGGATTCACCAGATGGAAATTCACTATTAAATGCAGTGGCATTATCAGTAAAGTCCACAACACTAACTTGAGATTTGGAAATGTCATCTAAAACAACATTTGGATAAGTGACAGAAGTTAATCTATTGAATAATAAACCAAAGAATGAAGAACCTTCAGAAATATTCACTTGTTCAATGACTTGATTTGTCGCAGGATCTCTATATGCCGCAGTGGATGTAACTTGAGCAACTACACCAGATTTAGCACCAACAATATAATCATTTAATTGAATATCAAATAATCCTGGAGTAGATTGATATGTTCCTGTAGTCTTACTAAGAATCAAATCATTTGTAATTTCAATTTGTGTGGAATAAACAGGAATATCTTCCTGATGACTAACTGCTGTAGTTCCAAGAACACCTCTAGTAACAGTAATAGTCGTGGACTCAGAACCATTAGTGACTCCAGTAACAGTTATAATTTCAGATCCAATTTGATAATTTTCATTAACAGTAAAACTACCCACGGGGACGGGAGTATCTGTACTTGCTGTTGCAGATACAACTTCAATTTGAGTTGTTGCTGCACCAATTCCATAACGAAGATCAGCAACAGGAGTTTCTTGACCAGTCTCAAGATTGACAACTTCTACTCTTGCTGTATCACCCTCAAGATTAGTGACGGTCTCATTAAATAAGAATAATCCATTATTAGAAACATCCGCAACAGAATCGAGTGTTCCAGAAAATCCTGTTGCACCAACTTGACACTGTTCACCACTAATGAATGTACCTTCTACTATAAAACCACTAATAACATTACCAGCAACGCCAGTAACTGTAAGTCTAGCACCAGAAACAACACCAACTAAACTATTGCCAACATTAGGGAAAATTCCACTAGTGAAAGACAATGTAAGATTCTTAGTATTAACCTGTGAAACAGTAACGCTCACATATTTTATACTTGCGGGTGCAGACGGTGGTTCTGCAAAGACAATAGAGTCACCCTGAACTTCAAAAGCTGTATCTGGAGTTTGTGCAACTCCATTAAGAACAACCAATAGTTGATTTGAATTTGCAATAACATTATCACCATTATTAACAGTAAGAGGGAACTGCGTTCTTTCACCATCAAACAATGAAGAAATATCATCAAGACGTTGAACAACAGATGTCAAAATATTCTCTGAAGATGTAAGACGTTTTTGACGGAATAATACTTCAGTATTGTTGAACTCAGAATAAATTGGTTCTGCTAAAGCAAAGTTTTGAACATTTGGTACAATTGCTTCCCTAGAAAGTTCAACAGACTTGGTAAGTTCAAAGTCAACTTCCTTATTTGGAGTATATGCATAATCTTCGAGATTGAGTTCACCAAAGACTTTAAAAGAAGCAGGGTGAACATTCTTGATTAAAATATCCTTCCAATCATCAATGGAAACAGAAGACTTAACTGCATAAGAGAAGTCCTGATAGTAGTAAGAATCTTGAATTTTTTGAATAATTTCGGATGGTTTACCAACATCATCAGAAAACTGTCCTGTTGTTTTTGTAATCGATCCGATTTCAAGAACACCTTTAGCAATATTAATATCACTAATAATACCAGATGACTTAGAAATAACACCAGTTATAGTTTCACCCTCTGTGAAAAGATTATTATAATCAACAATTTTTAAAATTCTAGGACCAACTTGCCATCCTTCATTTGTAGAGACAAAACCAACAGCAGTTGCATTTTCCAGAGAAGAACCTTGATAAACCTGTTCACCTTCTAAGAAAGTGGATGTAATAACATTTGCTTCAGCAGTAGCACCAAAAGAAGTAGTTAATAATTGCTGTCTGCCTTCACCAGCATTTACAAATGTCAATCCGTCACCCAATTCGGCATTCGCTGCTGTGATCGCAAGTTTCATTTGATCATTTTCCAATGAATTTGCAGATCCCGTGATAGCATAATATGTTGTAGTTGCATTCAATCTACCAGTTGCACCAGCAGAAAGTGGGAATTCTGCACCACTACCAGTGTCAACAACATTTAATGTTACTTCAGATCCATTAGCAATACCATGCGGAAAAGCGAATTGTAAAAGACCCAAATCAAGGTTAACTACATAATTAAATGTAGACTTTAACTCGATATCTGGTGCAGTTGAATAACCAGCACCAGGATCTTTAATATTAATGGCATCAATTCTACCGTTTCTAATAGTTGCTTCGGCAATAGCACCAGAACCACCACCACCTGTGATAATTACAGTAGGTGCTTGAGAGTATCCAGAACCAGGATCTGTAACAGAAATACTATCAAGAATACTAGTGGATGTTAGTTGAGCATTGATTGGGAATGTAATTTCAGGACGTAAAGTGTAGTCATGTGGATAATCATATCCAAAATTATTATTTTTTAATTTTTTAATTTTGCCAACTTTTTCACCCTTTGTAAAGATAACTGCACCACTTCCAAAAGGTGGAATGACTACTTCAATTTCAGCACCAGAACCTGTAAGTCCTGATCCAAGAATACCTTCAATGGATTCAATATCAATAGAAGCAGTAGTATATCCTTTACCTGGAGAAGTAATTACGACCGATTGAATTTGTCCTGGTACGTTCTCTCCTTCGGAATCTGTCCCGTCAGCAACTGTAATAGAAACAAGTCCGCCTTCTCCATCACCTGCAATAGGAACATTATTATAAGTTCCAACAGCATATTCTGTTCCAGGTTCATTAATAGCAACTCTTTCAATTTTTCTTGAAGATTGTATATTTGTTACAACTGGAAGTTTGGCATAAAATCCTCCACTATTAATAAGTCTAATATCACCAATAGCACCAACAGCCTTTTTAGAACTTGTTGTATAAGTAGTTTGAGTGATATTTGCATTACCTTCTGGTTCATTTTGAAGAGCGAATTTCAATATTACTGGGCCAGTAGTAATAGTTTCCCCACCAGTTTCAGTGATAATAAATGTGCCAAGATAGGGAGAATCAACAATGTCCAGATAACTATTTTCATCAATTGGTGATGTGTCTCCTGTTCTAGAGGGATCAAAATAGTAAGAAATATTAGTAACAAAATCTCTGTCTACCTTTAGTTTAACTGTGGGTGTTGGTTGTCCCTCTCCAGTTACACCAGGAGTTCCAACTCTTTCAATAGAATTAAATGAATATTCCAATTTGTATAGATTATCCTTGGAAAATGAAAGGTTAGAACCAAGCATTGAGGAGTGTGAAACATCAAACAAATATTGATGTCCATAGTACATTTTTAATGTAGGAGATTTGGCAAAAATATTAACGTTACCAGGAACAGAAGCAGGATCAGAAACTGCAACAGAATCTAATTTATAAGTAAATTCTTTATTACTTACAATTGTATCAACAACAAATGATCCATCATATTCATCATATACAGTTCCACTAACCTCTTGAGATGGATTTCCATCAATGAATACATTATCTCCAGTAGATAAGTAATGTCTCTTTGAAGTAATTACATAAACTTCATCTGTATTTGAGACTGCTGTTACTTGAAGAACTTTATCGAGTGTTGCAATAAGAGTGATTTTAGTGACACCAGTTAAATTAGTAATTTGTGCAGTAGTTTTTGCTGAATTAAAACTAATATCACTAGATGTAATATCAACAACAGATCCAGGAATAAATGATGAAGAACCAGAAATTTCAACAATTCTCACTTTGTAATGAGAAACATTGAAAGGTTTAAATGTTGCGAACTCATCTAGATCACCGTTTCCAGTGCTGGCAGCAGTTTTATCTAAATTATAGTCAGCAAGATCAAAATTAAACGTCCCTGGTGTAGTATTAACTTTATCAGCAAAGATATAATCAGAAATTACATTAACATCATTTGGAGTATTACCAACAATACCATATGTACTAGATTCATCAAATTTCTCAGTAGATAATACACCAGTATCCAGATCATTAGACCAGGCATTATTATTGACTGCAAGATAAACTTTTTTATTAGATTTATCCACACGAATAACATATCCACTATTAATGAATGCACCAGAGGTATTATTCAATACCAACTTAGATCCAGTACTAATGTTGAAATCTTGATTAATTGTAAGTTCTTGAATATTATCAATTTTTAAAGTGGAAGTCGTCTTCATGTAATAACGATCTTTCACAACTGCAGAAACTTTTAATTTTCTAGATCCAGGTGCGGGAACCGTTGCTGTTCTGGAACTCCACTCATCATTAGTATAACTAAGAGTTTCGGTTGCCTCAGTCATTGTTGTAGTTGCATCTTCAAAATCTAAACCTTGAAGTCCATCGCTACCTAAAGTGAATCCAATATTTGTCACAGTCAATGTAGATCCTGTAACAGGAGTAACTGCGGTTCTTACAAATCCAATTTGAGTATTGGTTTGCAATCCTTTATCACCAAGTCG